AAATGGTAATGAAATTATCAAAACAGCAAATCATTTTGTTATCATTAACGGAGAAAGACCTGAGAAAGCTTTAATGACTATGAAGTCTACTCAGTTAAAAGTCAGTAGAGGATGGAACTCTCAAATGGAAGATCAATTTGAGACAGATCCTAAAACTGGCAAGTCGGTGCAAGCACCTATGTTTTCAAGAATATACAGATTAAGGTCTGTTGAAAACGCTGGAAGCAACTTTAATTGGCATGGTTATAATATAGACATGTTGAAAAAAGTTGATAATGCCGGTCTTTACCAAATGGCCCGTGATTTTTATAACTCTTTAAAACACTCGCAGCAAAAAGCTGCCACAGTTTCAGGAGAAGATAAATCAAATTACTAGTTTCTCACTAGGAGAAAGTGGGCGCCGATGGGAGACTGGAGGCGCCCATTATACGGGATCGTTATGGTTAATGAATTTATAAAATTATTTAATGGTTATGATGGAGATTTCGGTATTGCCGACATGTCCACGGCTACATTAGATACAGATAAAAACAAATTAAAACCTGACTATGAATGGTCAGGCAGACCAGTCACACCACAAGATTACGAAAATCACATTAAAGGAAAAATATCTATTGGTATTCAACCATGTAGACTAGATAAAACTGCACAGTTTGGTTGTATTGATATTGATCCTAAAAATTATGCAGACTTTAAAATAGAAAAGTATTTAGCATTATTTCAAAAATTTAAATTACCTCTAATACCACTTATGTCAAAAAGTGGTGGTTTGCATTGTTATATATTTTTAAAAGAACCAACACCAACTTCAGATTTGATAGAGGCATTAAAAGCTTTTCTGTTACCACTAGGATTAAAACCTACTACAGAAATTTTTCCAAAACAGAAAGAACTAAAGGAAGATGATAAAGGTAATATAAAACCAGGTAACTTTATTAACTTACCATATTATAACAATGGTGAGACTCAAAGATATGCTGTAGATAAGAATAATTCTAAACTATCACTAGAACAATTTATACAACTAGCTAACGAATCTAAAATAGATAAAAATAAATTAGATTTTTTGGTAGATGAAACACATAAAAATATTTTAGTTGGAACTAACCCAGAGTTTGATGATGGACCACCGTGTCTTGCATTGTGTTCTAGAGTTAAACTAGATGATGGTAGAGACAGATTCATGTATAACTACATGGTCTTTGCAAAAAAGAAATATAAAGATAAGTGGCCAGACTTTGTATCAAAAGCAAACTATGAATATTTAGAGTCACCTTGGGACAAATCTAAACTAGATCAAAAAATAAAAGCGTGGGACAAAGAAACAGCAGGACACACTTGTTATGAAGATCCTATACAAGATAAGTGTATGCGTAGCCTATGTTATTCAAGAAAATTTGGTGTTAAATCTGATAGCATAAATGTTTTTCCTGACATTACAGACTTTCAAATTATAAAGTATGAACAACCAGAGTATAGATTTAATGTTGTTATGCCAAATGACGACAAGATAGAAGTTATCATACCTAATCTTAAATTGATGACCACACAAAAAGAAGTTTTAAATTTAATATGGGAACAAACAGGGATATATTTTGAACCTATAAAACCAAAAGATTGGAGAGCAAAATTAAATGATTGGAGAAAAAATTGTCAGAATATTAAGCCACCGGAGGGTACAAGCACTGATGATATTTTAGGTAACGAGTTATATCAGTATTGTATTAATGGTCCTCAAGCAAGAGAAAGAATACAGATTAGATTAGGATCTTGTCTTACTGAGGAAGGTTTTCATTTTTTTAAATATCAATCTTTTCTTACACATCTTGGTAGTGATTGGAAAATTTCAAAAGAAAAAATAGGACAGAAACTAAAAGAAAGATTTAAAGTAGAATTTAATTATTCATTAAAAGTAGAGGGTAAGGTTGAGAAGGTATGTAAAGTAAAACAGCTACACGTCGATAAGATAGAATACAAACCAGTAGAAAGAAAAGGAGATAACTATTAATGAGATATAAAGTTATAGGACCACCAGGCACAGGGAAAACTAAAACATTATTAGATAAAGTTAAACTATATTTAGATACAGGTATACCATTAGATAGGATAGGATACTTTGCATTTACAAGAAAAGCATCTGAAGAGGCAAGAGATAGATTTTTAAAACAAAAACCAAATCTTAGTAAAAAAGATATAAAATATTTTAGAACTCTACATTCGTTAGCGTTTAACAATTTAGGTTTAAAAGAAGAAAATGTAATGAATGAGTTACACTACAAAGCCATAGGTGAAACATGCGGCATACAAATTCAATATGCGTCTTACGAAAAAGATGCATGGAACGGTATTTTTTCTTCAAGCAGTGAATATTTAAACTTAATAAATTTAGCTAGAGTTAAAAGAATAACAACATTAGAGCAACTAGATTTAAATGAGCATCTTGCAAAAGTAGAAAGAAATAAACTGGAGGCTATTGATACTGAAATAAAAAACTATAAGAAAACTTATGGTCTTATAGATTTTACGGACATGTTAGAAAAATTTTTAGACAAAGGAGATGTAACAAATAAGTTAGATGTAATCTTTGTAGATGAAGCTCAAGACTTATCTAAAATACAATGGGCAATGATTGAAAAGATTGAGAAAGATAACGGCTGTGATGTTTGGATAGCTGGTGATGACGATCAAGCGATATTTGGTTGGGCAGGAGCTGACGTAGATTCTTTTATTGATTGGGATGCATTAGAAATGCCACTTAAACAATCTGAAAGAGTTCCAAGTCAAATACAACAAAAAGCTTTATCTATAATATCTAGAGTTAGAGATAATAGATTAGATAAAGATTACTTACCAAAAAAAGAAACAGGTCAAACATTTGAAGTGTATAAATTTACAGACATAGATATGTCTAAAGGTTCTTGGTTAGTTTTAGCAAGAACAAATCCTTTATTAAAACCAATACCTGCAATATTAAAAAGAAAGGGTTTATTTTTTAAAACAGCAGATGGCAACAGTATAGGTAAACATTTATACGAGGACATAGACCATTGGAATAAATTAAGAAAGGGAGAAACTATACCAGACATACAGAAACAAAGATTGTTGGAAAAAATAAAAGGAAAACTAAATTACAGTTTAGAATGGTATGATGCATTTAATAATGTTGCATCAGCTAAAATAGATTATTTAAGAGCCATGTTATTGAATGGTGAAAAAATAAATAAAGAACCAAGAATAAAAGTATCTACTATTCATGGTGCAAAAGGAGGGGAGGCAACAAATGTTGTATTGTTTTTAAATCAAACAATCAACACAATGAAAGCAGCAAGTAAGTCTATAACAAAACAAGATGAAGAATATAGAGTTTGGTATGTTGGCGTGACACGAACTATACAAAATTTATATTTAGTAAAATGCAATCACAAACAAAAGGAGTTTATAATATGAGTGTATACAAAAAACAAATTGGCGGAAGCCACTATCGAAACATGGTTTTGCAGCCAAGTGAGTTTATCAACAAGAACAGGTTGCTTTTTGCAGAAGCATCCGCTATAAAATATATATGCAGACATTCTGCTAAAGGAAAGGAAGAAGATATTAAAAAGGCAATACATTATCTAGAAATGATTTTAGAACGAGATTATTCAGAAAATAAAAAAGAATCTTGGGCTGAAGGTTATAAAAAATGGAAAAAACAAAATGATATTTAAAGCACAGACAGAGTGGGTAAAACCTACAGAGTTTCCTGACTTACGTCATGCACAAGAAATAGCCATTGATTTAGAGACGTATGATCCTGATTTAAAAAAATTAGGCACAGGGTCTGTTATTGGTAGAGGTAAAGTTGTAGGTATAGCTGTAGCCACAGACGGATATTCTGGTTACTTTCCATTTGATCACGAGGGTGGTGGCAATCTTGACAAAAATTTAGTTATGAAATGGTTTAAAGATGTTTGTGAATCAACAGCAGATAAAATATTTCACAATGCTATGTATGATGTTTGTTGGATTAGATCTATGGGTTTTAAAATAAATGGTAGAATATACGACACAATGATTGCAGCATCTTTGGTAAACGAAAATAGATATAGATATGATCTTAATAGTTTAGGTTGGGATTATGTTGGTCAAGGTAAAAATGAAACAGAGTTAACTAATGCAGCACAAGAATGGGGACTAGATCCTAAAGCAGACATGTGGAAATTACCCGCATTATACGTAGGTAATTACGCAGAAAGGGATGCAGAGCTTACCTATTCTTTGTGGAGAGTCATGCAAAAAGAATTAAGCGACCAGGATCTAGGATCTATATTTAATTTAGAAACAGATTTGTTTCCGTGTTTAGTTGATATGAGATTTAAAGGGGTTCGTGTCGATACCGAATCCGCTCATAAATTAAAACAACAGTTAAGTACAGAAGAAAAAACGTTATTATCAGAAGTAACCAAAGAGACAGGAGTAGAATGTCAAATATGGGCAGCACGAAGCATTGCCAAAGTTTTTGACAAATTAAAATTACCTTATGAAAGAACTGAGAAAACACAGGCACCATCATTTACTAAAAACTTTCTGTCTAATCATGAACATCCTTTGGTTAAGAAGATAGCAAAAGCCAGAGAAATAAACAAGGCACACACAACATTTATAGACACTATAATAAGATATGAACATAAAGGTAGAATACATGCGGATATTAACCAGATAAGATCTGATCAAGGTGGCACAGTCACTGGTAGATTTTCATATTCTAATCCTAATTTACAACAGATTCCTGCTCGTAATAAAGACCTCGGTCCACTGATTCGATCCCTTTTTATACCAGAGTCAGGTTGCGAGTGGGGATGTTTTGATTACAGTCAACAAGAACCAAGACTAGTAGTTCATTATGCATCCCTAGACCAAGACACAAGTGTGTTTGGTGTTAAAGAAGCATACGATGATGGAGACGCAGATTTTCATACTATCGTTGCAAAGATGGCAGACATACCTAGATCTGCAGCAAAAACAATTAATCTTGGATTATTCTATGGTATGGGTAAAGCAAAGCTACAAGCAGAACTTGGTGTAAGTAAAAATAAAGCTGAAGAACTATTTAATATTTATCACAGTAGAGTTCCATTTGTTAAGTCATTAATGAACTCAGTTTCTAACAGAGCACAGCAACGAGGACAAATAAGAACGTTACTTGGAAGACTATGCCGGTTTCATTTATGGGAGCCAAATAGTTTTGGTATGCATAAAGCATTACCATTTGAACAAGCTGTCCAGGAACATGGACCAGGCATCAAGCGTGCTTACACTTACAAAGCATTAAATAAATTAATACAAGGATCAGCTGCTGACATGACAAAAAAATCTATGTTAGATTTATATAAGGAAGGAATTGTCGCACATATACAAATACATGATGAGTTAGATATTTCTGTTGAGTCATCAGAGCAAGCTAAAAAAATTGTTGAGATTATGGAGAATGCTGTTAAATTAGAAATCCCTAACAAAGTTGATTATGAATTTGGTAAAAACTGGGGAACAATTAATGATTAACTATGGCATATCTAAACGCTAACATTCCAGTAGAGTACGCTCAAATAAGGAGAGAATATCTTTATGACCTTAAAAAACATCACGGTGAAGTTGAAGATTGTATTATCTTTGGTCTGTCGTCTATCACAGGTAAGTCAATCTTATTTCATGCTATTATGGAAAATGGTGCGATCTTCTACCGTTTACCAATCACTGCTTTCATTCAAAGAGGTTTTAAACCGGACAAAGTTCCTAGACGTAGACTTGATGAGTTACAGCTTTGGAATTGTTTCAGTTATTATCCTTCTGTACATTCTTGGGATATTCTAGCAGGACAAGCTGGTAAATACATTGGTAAAGATAAAAAATGGCATCCTGGTAAATACTTATTTACAGTTGACTTTGCACATCCAGAGAGTAATATATTAGACACCGATCATTCGGAAATCCCGCACGAACATAAGTGCGCTCATATCATAGCCCTAGACGACGGGAACTATGCAGCACAACCTAACAACAGATGTATTTGGGACATACCTTCATTTACAGTGAAAGATAGTGTTCCAGACTGGAAAGTACAAACATCTGAGTGGAATGTTGAGAACACAAGTAAATGGAAAACAGAAGATACTGATAATTTCTTTTACGAAATTGAGGAGAAAAAGCATGATTAAGTGGATAAAAAAACAATGGAAAAGATTTATTGACTGGTACACAGCTGGCTTAGATAAGTAATGAGCCTTTGTAGTAACTGTTATCACGAATGTCACTGTAATAATAATTTACACGCAGACGAATATGGAGTTTGTGTATGCGAGGAGTGTAAATGCAAAGAATAATTTTTTTAATATTTATTTTATTAACAACATCTGTTTTTGCAGATACAACTCAAAATAATACAAGTGGGTCGAACACTTCTATAACTGGTGGTTATACAAACGCCACAACATATGAGTCTGGATCTAGTTCTAGTTCAACTACAACTAACAATACAACATCTAACATTAGATCAGCACCTCCAACATCATCTGCTCCAAACATAAATGCAGGTGGTATGGATATTTGTGCTGTAGGTGTATCAGCTGGTGTTCAAACTTTTGGTCTTGGTGTGTCAGCTGGTAAACATTTTAGAGATAAAAATTGTGAGAGAATAAAATTAGCAAGAGAATTATCAAATCAAGGTATGAAAGTTGCAGCTGTAAGTATGCTTTGTCAAGATGAAAGAGTATTTCAAGCTATGCATCATGCAGGCACACCGTGTCCTTTTGAAGGGCAGATAGGAAAAAAAGCAACAAAGGCTTGGGAAAAATATGACAAGTTAAGACCGGACTATGATTTATATGTAAAAGAATTAAAAATTATAGAGGAGGCAAATGCTAAAGCTAACGCTATCATTATTGATCCTGTTATCGATAACACTAAAAAGTAATTCTGAAGAAGCTACATCAAGTAATCTACTACCCAACGCAGGCACAGGACAAACTAGTTTACAAAATTCTAGTGGTTCTATTGATGGTTTTAACAGCACTAGTAATTGGACAATGTCTGGCACAACATACTATCCAAACGAGATAGAGGCGACAGGAACAGGAACTGTATCTGCAAATGGTTCTTTATTAAACATCACAACAGAAAAAGAAAACAGTGGTCAGTTTACAACTACAGCAAACAGTTTAGATGGCGGAGTAAGATTAAACTCTACAACAGAAGTACAAAACTGTGAGTGGGTGGGATCTGCTCATCAATGTGGTCAAGCATCTTCTGGTGGTGGACAAAGAGATAGTTACTCAACAACTGTAAAAATATTAGATGAATCTAATGGTGTTTTAGGCAGCGTAACTCAAAATAGAAATAATGATGCTGGCTATTATAGCAATACATTTACTTACACAGATACCGTTATTCATAATGGCACAGGAGCAAGAAACTGGAGTTGGGAGTGGCGAGGAATAGATGGTGGCAATACCAGTTCTACAGCAGCCATAGGACCCAATTTGGTCGGTGCAGAACTTACAGCAACATTATTGGATATTGATTACACACCGTTACCACCAGCAATACAAACAGAAATAACAGAAGTATTTGAAGAACTATTTGAAGAGTTTGAAGAGATAGAACAAATTGTAGAATTAAATTTTGAAGAAGAATTTGAAATTATAGAAGAACTTGAAATGGAAGAGGTATTTGAAATATTTGAGATAATAGAAATGTTACCACCTCCTATGGAAGAAGAACCTAAAATGACCAAGTTAGAAGTATTAGAAACATTTGAAGAATTAAAAGAAGAGATGCCTATGGAAATAGTAGAAGAATTTGAAGAGTTTATAGAAGAAAAAGAAGAGATGATTATGGAAGTGGTTGAAGAATTTGAAGAATTAAAAGAAGAAAAAGAAGAAAAACCCATAATGAACAAACAAATGGAGGTAGTAGAAAATGAAGAAAAAGAAGAAGAAAAAACAGAAGAAATTGCAGAGGAATCCAATAGCGAAGAGCCTACTAGAACAGCCGAGTCTAAGACAGAGAGTAGAAAAGAACAAAAAGAAAAAATACGTGAGGCTAAAGCGGATGCAAGACTTGTTAAAACTTTAGATAAAATTGACGAAAAGATTAAAGAAGTAGACAAAAATTTGCAAGCAAAAAATTTTATAAAAATAAACGCAATGGTAGACAATTCTATCTTGTTAACTTATAATGTTCCGTTTTATAAAGAAGAAAAGATCTATGAAGATCAATTAAATATATTTGACAACAGGTTAATCTACACTAGAAATCTTGCAGAATATCAACAAAATGACCCTATTTTTACCAAACAAAATGAGATTAATAGTATTAGACTTGAAAAACAAAAATTGATAAAAGAGATAGAGGTATTAACAAATGGGTAAAATAAAAGAACAATTAGCAGGAGTAGCTGCTTTGATTGGTGTCCTAGGTGCAATAGGTGCTGGGTTTATTAAATATGGTGAAGTAATGTCTAAATTAGACAGTATGGAAGCATTTAATCCAGATCCAATAGTACAAGTATTAGGTGAGAATAAAAAGGACATTGCAGTTCTACAAAAAACAATTCAAGTATTAGAGTTGGAAATACAGGAACTGAAAGCGAGTAGTAAAAATCCACTAGCAAACTAATGGCACTAAAAATATCAGAATCCGCAGCCGTACAGATGCCGATGAAAACGGTTGCCAGTTTGATCGTGCTCGTCGCAATGGGCGTGCTCGGTTACACAGAATTGACAGCAAGGTTGGTGTCGTTAGAGACTTCACGTGAGCTGATGCAGGCTGATTTACTCAAGGCCTCAGATCAGAAGCCAGTGGACCAGGAACAGCTGATGTTGTTGGAGGATCTTTATAAGACCACCGAGAAAATAGAAAAAAGAATTGAAGACATGATGCATAATAAAGTCAACATACAATTCTTACAAAAACAAATGGAAAAAGCTTTAACAGATATAGAAATTTTAAAGGACAAGGTAAGAGCAAATGGATCGAAACACTAGAAAAATTTTAGATTATATCTCCGATATGGAGAAGAAAGCAAAACAAATGAGCTATGTAAAAGATCTAAAAAAAGAGGTAGAAATAAATGGTACAGGCACACATAAGTACAGAATAAAACACGGACCAAATAGAGGAAAGGTAGTACGATGATTACACAAGTGGTGGCCCTCCTAATGTTCATAGGGCCTGAAATTAAAGAGCACAGAATACAAGACTCTATGAGTATGTGTCTAAAACATAAACGTGAAGCCACTAGAACTATACAAAACGATATAACTTATAAATGTATAAAATCTAAAGCAGAATTAGAAGAAAATATAGATGGATCTAAATCAATTAAAGCATTAATATTGGAGTAATTATGAAACTAACAGCTAACATAACTCTTGACGAACTTACCAAAAGCCAGACGGCTGAACGTAAGGGTATCAATAACAACCCATCACCAGAGCAAATAGAAAACCTAAAAGCTCTTGCAATAAATATACTGCAACCGATACGTTCCCATTTTGACAAGCCATTAATCATATCCAGCGGATTCCGTTGTGCCCAGCTGTGCATAGAGATTGGAAGTTCAGTTAACAGCCAACATGTGGCAGATGATGAAGCGGCAGCAGCAGATTTTGAAATACCAGGTGTAGACAATAGGGAACTTGCAAGATGGATTAGAGATAACTTAGAAGTAGACCAAGGCATATTAGAATTTTACAAAGACGGGGAACCGACGTCAGGCTGGATTCACTGCTCATACTCTCGTAACAAAAACAGACAACAATGGTTAAGAGCTATGAGAGAGGATGGCAAAGTAAACTACAAGCCGTGGTTGGAATGAAACAAGACGAGACAGGAATATTTAAAACAGAACTTGTAACAGGAGATTGTCCTGAATGTAATTGTAAAAGTATGTTAGTTAAAGTTTATGACAACATATATAGATGTGTTAACTGTGGTGAAGATATAGAACAAAAAGTTAATGGTGTAATAAAATATATGAAAGTAGACAGTGATACTAAAATGGCTTTAAGAGAGTTTATGGATGGCTAAAAAGAAAGCCTTATTTGGGCCATCTAACTATCACAAGAGAACACCAAAGAAAAGACCAGGAAGGATAAGAAAGAAATATGGACCAAGAGCAACAAAGCGTAAGAAGTATCGTGGCCAGGGGCGTTAATGAAACCTATAATGATTACATTAATGTATCTAACATTTGGTGGAGACATCAAGTTAGATTCTTTTGAAATAAATGCTTCTTGTTCTAGTTGGTTTCATACTAACGTAAAAATAGAAGAAAATAAAAAACGAACATTATTTACCAGTCACGTTTATCATACATACAAAGGGAAAAAAGTTATAGGTTATATTTGTGGAGGTGATGAACCTCAATAAACTTCAGGTTGTATTTACTTGACGACAAGTAAAAGTTACATATGTTTTATTAGAATTAATATAGTTATCACCTAAGAGATCAATAGTGCCCATAGTATTGATAGTGCCTTGTCTAGAACATTCAGACCAAGTATTATGGTAATCCATAGTCACTTCTGGCATACAATTACCATACAAACCAGAACATATTTTCATTACTAATAAATATTTTATCATTGACAATCCCACAAAAATAGTCCTATATAATGACTTAAAACAGAAAAGGAAAGAAATGACTGATATATCAAAATATAGAAACGTGTCTTTACCACATCAAGTTTATAACAATTTGATTAAGATATCAAAAGTTAAAGTTGATGGAGCGACATTGTCGATCAGTAAGACGATAGAAATTCTTACTAACGTAGAGATGAAGAAACTAAACGGAAAAGTGAAAGGAAATAAATAATGTACAAAGTACCAGAAGAAGATAGAAAAGAGTTCTTAAACTATTTAGCAAAGAAACCTTACATAGAGGTTGCTGGATTAGTGGCAAGAATTGCTGGATGGCAAAAAGCAGAAGAACCTAAGCAAAATAAAGATGACAAGATCAAAAAAAATCTGTCCTAGATGCATGGGAAATGGGTACATAAGGATACCTAATGAATCTGTGGAAGTGCGAAAACAAGTTGTTGCACAGTGTACGATGTGTGATAGTCAAGGAGAAACTTATTATGAAGAGCCTAACTTTGATTATAGTGGCATTAACGCTGACAAGTTGCAGTGAGTTAATGATTCTTGGTGGTTTAGGTGGCACAGTAGTGTCACAAAGCCCTGCAATAAAAGCTTACAACGGCATTGATGTACTAACTATTGGACAGACAGATAAAAGTATAAAACAACACGCTTATGAAAGGATAAAACATGAAACAAAAAAGCTTAAGCCAAATGAATAGAGAAAGAAAACTAAAACCTATGACACTAAAAGAAGAGTATAGAAATGCAGATGTTCCTATGCCTAACGATTTATTAAACACCTCGAATACTGAAGAGTTTAAATATGACAAAAGTGTTTTTGAAGATGAAACTGTTGGCAATGATTACAAAAGTGGTGGTGCATACAAAGCTATGATGAAATTGTTTGCTGATAATTTAAATGATGAAAAGTTTGTTGAACATTGTAAAAATTTTTTTAAAGGAAAAAATAATGATGACAAATGAAGACTGTAAGGATTTTGAGGAAACTATGAGAAAAATAAATCCAAAAGGACCTAACGATCTTGAAGAACAAATCCGTGTGCTAGAATTTAGAAACGAAAAACTACATTTACATAATCAAAAAATAGAACAACAGATTATAGAACTAAGAGAAGATAACAAACGTTTAGCTGAACAAGTAGATGATCAAATTAAACAGTTTAGAAACAAAGGGGTGATGTGATCACCATACCTGACGCTATAGATAGTTTAAAAAGAA